CGTCTCATAGGCGAGCAGGGGATGGTCCAGCCGGTCCTCGCTCTCCCAGATCAGTCCCGCGAGTTCGCCCTTGTGATAGAAGCTGCAGTCGACCCGCAGGGCATCCGCCGCGGTGCTCACGACGCTTGCCATCATCGGTCGCGGGAAATTGACCGCCCAGAAGCGCGGATCGAAACGCTGAATGTAACAGCAATGCTGCCCGCGACGCTCGCGCGCTAGCCAGAATGCCATTCTCAACCCTCCTGTTCAGCGCGAGAGCGCGCGGCGTACCGCGCTGGCGACCTGTCGCGAGGACCGCTGCAGTGCGACTGGTGCAGAGCTACCTTTGGGAGCAGCCAGGTTGATCGAGACTCGTACTTCTCGACCCGCGGTCTGCGCGACGTTGCCGGGATCGACGCGCCCGGCGCTTGTCGGGACGAAGAGCTCGGGCCCGCGCTCTCCAACGAGGTACGGTCGGTCGGGCGCTACCAGGCCCCCGGTCGCGCGCCCGGGCAGGCCGAGCAACGATCCGACCGCGCCGCCCAGTATCGCAGCGAAGCCACCGCTTGCCGCGCCGCCGATCAGTCGGTCGAGGCCGAGCTGCAGGGCGCGTTCGGCGATCTGGTCGAGCGCGGTGCCCGCGATGCGTTTGAGATCCTCGAACCCCAGGCCGCCCTTGCGAATGGCGGCCAGCAGGCTGCGCTCGAGGACTTTCCCCGCCTGGTCGAACCCGTCGACCAGCGTGCTGTCCAAGGTCCCACGCATCTGCTGCATGTCGGCGGCGAAGGCGCGCGTGTCTGCGCGCACCGAAACGATCATCTCGTCGATCTCGTCATCCATCGCGATCCCTTTCGATCAGTGCGGCGATTTCAGCTGGTGTGGGTGGAAGTTGTGTAGGTGCCGGAGGAGCAATGCTCGCGGCCAGTTCGGATGGCGTGGCGTCCCAGAAGACGCGCGGCGTCCAGCCGAGCCGCAGCGCGGCCAGGCCCGCCAATTGCAGCGCCCGCGCTGCGAAGCGCTCGCTCACTTCCGTCCCCGGAGGATTTCGCCCAACAGCGCACGCAGCGGCGCGGCCGAAGCGGCTAAGCCCTGTTCGATGACGGCCGCACCCACCTTTGCGCGTGAGTGTTTACCGGGCTCGTCGAGGCAGTGCCAGAAGAGCGTGGCCAGCTCGCTGAGTCGGAGCTGGCCTTCGCCCGCGCGTTCGATCAGCGCGAACAGGGGGCCGAGCTCCTCCTCTGCGCGCACGAGCGCATCGAAACTCGGACGCAGGAGCCGGGTTTGGCCCTCGATTGTCAGCAGGGCTTCGCCGCGCGCGGTGTTGGCTGATTTCGCGCTGCCGACACCGCTCATGCGGGCACCACCGCGCCCGAACTTTCGAGCTGCAGCGCATAAGTTCGCTCGCCGTTGAAATCACCGGCATAGTCGAGCCGCTGGACCAGGAAGCGCCCGCGCATCTTCGCGCCGTCCTCGAAACTGAGCTCGTACTCGTCCAGCGTTCCGGCGAGCGCATGTGTGCGGACCGCGCTTTCGGCATCGGAGCCAAGAAATATTCCCGAAGCGGAGACCGACACAGAGCGCGTCCCCGCGCCCGAAAGGAGTTCGCGCCAGCCGCCACTGCCCTTGTGCGTCACCACCACCGTATCGCCGTTGACGCTCATCTGGGTGGTGCGCAGCCCGGCGACCGTGTCGTAGGACGCGGGCGATCCCCCATCGCCGATTTTGAGAAGGAAGGCGGCGCCTTTCTGTGCGGTCATGTCGTGAATCCTTTCGATACGCGGGAGGTCAGTCGGCGAGTAGGAGGAAGCGGTATTCGAGCAGCACTGCGCGAACCGTGTTCCGGCGCCGCTCGGCGCGGCTGCGCAGGAACTGCGTCACGACCACGCAGAACCCATCCTGCTGCGGCGCAAGCGTGGCGATGCGTTGTTCGATGCGGTCGGCGATTGCCCGGATGTTGGTCGGATCGTCGCCGCGATCGACGATCTCGAGCGCAATGCGCACTTCGCGCCCCCGGCCGGTCTTGTGCGACCAGTCGGCGCTGGCGCTCGCGGCGATGGCGCAATGCGGCGGGCTGGCTGCGGGTGGAGCCTCTTCCTCGACTGCATTTAGCATGCCCAACAGCATTGGGTCGGCCCGGAGCCAGGCGATCAGCGTGCGGCGTAGCGCGCTTTCCATCAGCGATCCTCCCGGGCAAAGTGCGGCCACAGCAGCGCGGCGCGGTGCCAGCGTTGCATGTCGGCATTGCGGCGGCGTAGACGCATTTCGGCCGCGGCCTGTGCGCGACGGGCGGCGCGGAGCACGAGTTGGTCCGCCAGACGTGCGAAACTCACAGCCGCAGCTCGCGATAGGGGCGCCACAGCGCCGCCACCGCTGCGGGCAGATGGTCGCCATCGGGGCGGTCGCGTTCGCGATAGTGATGCGCGGCGAAGCGGATAATGCCGTGGCGTAAGGGTTCGGGCAGCGTCGCCCAGTCGTCGGCATCGATCGTGGTGAAACGCAGGCACATCCGCCACGCGCTCTCGAGCAGGCGGAGCAGCAGCGCGTCTTCGCGCGCGGTGCTTATCGCCAGCCATTGCTTGAGCGCGTCGAGCGGCTGGCCGGACAGGTCTGTCGGCATGGAGATGGGTCCCGATTGGCAGGCAGGGTGCCCGCGCCGGAAAGGGGGGACCGGCGCGGGCGGGCGGAAGCGGCTGTCCGCCTATTCCTCGATCTTGAGCAGCTTGATCGCATTGCCGTCGAGCACCTGCCCGCCGACGCGCTTGGTGGCGTAGAAATGCACGAAGGGCTTGTTGGTGAAGGGGTCACGCAGCACCTGCGTCGCGCTGCGTTCGGCGATCAGATAGCCGTGGCGGAAGTTGCCGAAGGCGATCGGGACTGCGCCCGCGGCGATATCGGGCATGTCCTCCGCCTCGACCACCGGATAGCCGAGCAGCCGGTCGGGCTGCCCCTCGACCAGTCCCGGCTGCCACAGGAAGGCCCCGTCCTCGCTGCGCAGCTTGCGCACCTCCGCGAGCGTTGCCGAGTTCATCACGAAGCTCGCGCCCTGCCGGTGGCCCGCCTTCAGCGCGTGGACGAGGTCGATCATCCGGTTCTCGGGCGCATCACCGAGCCCGCTTGCCGCGCCCGTCCCGAGATATTGGAGCGTGCCGAAAGCGCGCAGGTCGTCAGGCGTGGTCGCGGTCGGGGCGGTGAGGAAGCCAGCGGGCTGGTCGTTGCCCGAACCCGTCACGAAAGCGGCTCCCTCGGCGCGCGCGAACTCCATCGCAATCTCGCTCGCGAGCCAGCTCTCTAGGTCGAAGCCAGCATCGTCGAGCATCGCTTGGCTCGCTGCCGGATTGGCGTAGAGCTCGCCGGTCGGAGGTGCGATCTCGGCAAATTCGGGTGTGTCGGTCTCGGGCCGCGCCGCGGTCTCGCTCACCCAGCCGCTGGCGGTGCCGCCGGTGGTGATGAGCTTGCGGTACCCCGCGCTGCCCGTTTGCACGACCTGCGCGATGGCGCGGATCGGGCTGATCGCGGTGAGTTCGCGCGCGATAGCGGCGTCGATCTGTTGCGGCACGGCATAACCGCCATCGGCGGGCACGCCGGCGGTGAGCGACTTGACTTCGGTTGTCGCGCCGCGGCGCAGATAGCCGTCGACGAAGCCCTTCACTTCGGGCGCGGGATCCGCAGCGCCCGAAAGCGCAGGGCGGCTCGCGACACGGCCGATCTTCTCGACGCGGGCCTTCACCTCATCGACATCGCCGCGCAGCAGCGCGACATCGGCCTCGAGCGAGTCCTGGCGCGCGACGATATCGAAGCTCGTTTCGGCGGGATCGGTGGGGGTGGTCGTTTCCATAGCAGGGTCCTCTTTCTTCAGGGCACAAAAAAGCCGCCCGAAGGCGGCGAGGGGCATCGTTCGGGGCGGCGGGGCGGGTCAGGCGGTGAAGTGGATCCGTGCCTGCGGCTGCAGCGGGTGGGTGACCACGCTGACCTCGAACAGGTCGATCTCTTCGAGCATGCGGCCTGACGCTGTCCGCTGAAAGCGGCGGGCGCGGTAGCCGAAGCTGAGCCCGCTCACTGCGCGCGTTCGCAGCAGCTTGGCGGCGCGGCCCTGTGGCTGGTCGATCTGCGCGACGATCCGCAGCCCGCGCGTGTCCTCGCCTATGCGGTCGACCCAGCCGATGCGCCGGTCGGGGCTGTGCTGCCAATAGAGCGGTATGGGCTCCCGTCGCTCGGCCAGCGTGCGGGCGAAAGCGCCGCGGCGGATCGTGTCGCGCGCGGCGTCGGCGTGATCGAACAGCGCGGCATAACCCGCGATTCGCAGGCTCACGAGAGCATGTCCCCGACGCCGAGTCGCACTGCGATACCCACCAGCAACAGCGCGAGCACGCCGCGCACTAGCCATTCGACCGCCGCCTTCCACGCGCTCGCCTTGGCATCGCGCCAGGCCGAGAGCAGCTCGCGCAACTCGTCGATATCGTCGGGTGCGGAGGGATCGGACAGGCCGATCCGTTCGAGCACGCGCGCCGCGCCCAGTTCGCTCGCCTCTTCCACGATGGCGCGCAGCGTGATCAGATCGCCGCCCTGTGCATCGGCCTGTGCGATCAGCCGCGCAAGCATCTCCTCTCGGGTCATCGGGTTTCCTCCTGTCCTGCCAGCCCGAGCAGCGCGCGCTTCTCCGCGTTGCTCAGGAAGTCGGCGTTGCTGACCTGCGCCCACAACCGCTCGCGGTCCTCGGCAAGCGCGGGGACGCGGTCGAGATCGACGCTGGCGCCCTCGGCGAACCAGTCGCTTAGCGCTGCCTGCAGTCCGCCAAGGATCTTGCCCGCGAGAGGCAGCAGCGTCAGCCGCCACAACGCGCGATTGGCCTCGCGGTAATTGGAATAAGTGTTGTCGCCCGGCAGACCGAGCAGCATCGGCGGCACGCCGAAGGCCAGCGCAATGTCGCGCGCGGCAGCCGCTTTCAGCGTGGCGAAATCCATGTCGGCGGGGCTGAGGCTCATCGCCTTCCAATCGAGCCCGCCCTCGAGCAGCATCGGCCGCCCGGCATTGGCATGGCCCTGGAAGGCGTTCTGCAATTCGGCCTTCAGTCGGTCGAACTGTTCAGTGCTCAGCGCGCCGCCATCCTCGCCGTCATAGACCAGCGCGCCGCTTGGCCGTGCGGCATTCGCCAGCAGCGCGCGGTTCCACGCGCTCGCGGCGTTATGGACCGCCACTGCCGGTGCAGCCGCAGCCAGGCATCCCGCGCCGTAATGGTCGTCGGTCGGGTGGAAGCCCTTCAGGTGGACGAGGTTGGGCCAGCCGTCTTCGTCTTCCAGCGCGATATCCAGCGTGCGATCGGCGAGCACATATCGATAGCGCGTCGGCCAGCCATCCTCGCCTGCGATCACCTGCACGCGCTCGGGCCGCAGCGGGAACAGTTCGACCGGCGTGCCGGTACCGTCTTTCACGATCTGGACGAAGGCATTGCCATGCAGCGCAAGCTGGGCCGCGAGTACCTCGAGCAGCGGCTGCGCCCCGCAGGAACAGGCCAGCAGCTTGGCCAGCGGCTCGTCAGCGCAGGCGAGCGGCGCGCCGCCGACGCCTTCGGCCACGATCCGCACGCTGCGCTGCGCCACCGGGTTGGCGAGATAGGCCTCGGCCACCTCGCGTGCATAGTCGAAAGTCGAACGCCCTCGCGGCCCGCCATCGAAGGCAGTCGCCCAAGGGCTGACGAAGCCGCGCGCAACAGGCACGCGCGATCCGCCCCCGCCCTTGAAGGCGGAGACAAGACTGGTGATGAAGGACATGGATTTCTCCGGCTGATGGGTCGCTAATCGGCAGCCGCCCCCATTCGGACCCGGGGCGACAAAAAGTGAACTCGGCTAGAAATTCGTCGGCCAAGCCTGACCGGGGGCCCGCTCGACCTGGTCGCTAAACCTGCCACACCCGCGGCTCCTGACGACGGCCCAGCATCAGTTCGCTGAGCGCCCACACCAGCGCATCGGCGCGATCGGGCGATCTGCCGGGACCTTCGTATCCGCCACCCACCATCAGCCCACAGAGTTGGTCCTCCAGTTGCGCGAACAGGCCGGCATGCCGCACCCGCCCAGCTTCGTAGAGCGCGGCGACGGGTTCGGCGCGCGCCGCCTTGCCTCTGGAGGCGTGGACCAGCTTGAGCGGCAGCGCGATGTCGGCGGCGCGCAGCACACTGGCAACCATCTGGCCGCCCTGGTTGGCCTCGGCGACCACGCGGTCGGCATTCCAGCCGCGTGCGGCTTCGGCCACTGCGCGCGCCCAGCGTTCTGGGCTGGCTTTCGCGACCGAGCAATCGGCCAGCACCTGCGCGATGCCGCTTGCGTCCAGCGCGCAGACTACGATGCCGCATTCGTCGCCGCGGTCGCTGGCGGGCGGATCGACCCCGACCACCACACGGCAAAGCGTATCGCTTGGGCCTTCGTGCCGGCAGCTTTCGAGCAGCGACCGCGTCCACAGCGCGCCCTCGATCTCCTCGAGCAGCACGCCGTCGAGTTCCTGCCGCCCAAGCGCGGTATGGCCGTAGCGCTGGCGGATCGTCGCGACGAAGCGCGGTGGCAGGTTGGCGGCGTTCTCATAGGTCGTCCCGCGGCTGATATGTGCCAGCCCGCGGGTTTCCTCGCCTACCAGCCGCCGGACCAGCGCAGTGGCGCGCGGCGTGGTGGTGGCCACCACCTTGGGCTGCAATCCCAGCCGCAGCCCCATCGCCAGATTGTCCCAGGCCGCCTCGGCCTTGCCCGATACCCCCGGCCATTTGCCGATCTCGTCGCACCAGGCGTGGCTGTGTTGCGGGCCGCGCAGGCTTTCGGGCTCGGCGGCCGAATAGAGAAAGGCCATCGCGCCATTGGGCCAGGTCAGCCGCTTGAGCGACGGCTCGTAGAACGGCCGGTAGTTCGGCGGACAGATTGCCAGCACCCCGCTTTCGCCTTCGACCATTACGCTGCGCGCTTCGCCAAGCGAGGCGGCAACCAGCGCGATCCGTGCATCGGGATCGAGGATGGCGCATTCGCGCACCCATTCGGCCCCGGTGCGGGTCTTGCCGAAGCCGCGTCCCGCGCAAATCACCCAGCAATTCCAAGCGCCGCGCGGTGGCGACTGTGCCTCGCGCCGCCAGAGCGGCCAGTCATGCCGGATCAGCGCGCGTTCGCGCTCTTCCAGCTGCCCGATCAGCCCGGTCTTGGTGCGGTCGTCCTGTTCGCGCAGCCAG